GCTTATCTAGTGTGGCTTTCCGAAGGCAACACACCGCTTCCTGCTGACGAGCCTACCGAGGGATAAATGACCCTAACTGAAATCGCCCAGTATGCGGGTGAGAAGATTGGCAAGACCGATGCCGATACGCTTACCTTCCTGCAAAAGTCAGCCTCGCTGAACTATCGCCGAGTCTGGAACTTTGCTGCTTGGCGTGAGACTGTTACCACCTCCACCTACTCGGTTGGCACGGCCAGCAGGACTGTCTCCCTTGGCTCCAACGTGGAGAACCCGCTATCGGTAGCCTACAACGATGCCGAGTTACAGGCGATGGATCTGGCTACCATTGTCAGCCAAGATGCCAACTTGCTGGACGAGGACACAACTGGCGCGCCAGCGTTCTACTATTTCAAAGGACGTAACACCGGCGGAACCGCCGAGCTAGACCTTTATCCCAAGCTGGACACCACCAGCACCAACACGCTCTTGGTGGTGCAAAAGTTGCAGTGCCTCACCCGCTCTAATTATGTGGTGGATTTTCCGCCATCCAACAATGCAATCTCTGACGAGCTGCGCTTACCCCACGTCAGCCACGTTGTCTTGGCTCTAACCCATGCGGATGCTTTGGAGCGGGAACGGCAGTACGGCAAGGCGCAAGTTGTCACGCAGGCAGCTAACGCTGACCTTGCGGCGATGGCCAACTACGAGTTGTCCCAGGTCGGGGGGATGAAGCAGATTACCCCAGTTGGCTTGGGCGACTTAGGCATCGAAGAGATTATCTAACCGCTATGGCGTATTTCATAGATGCCACCGACGATGTGTTGGCGTTTGATGGTATCCGCTCCTTTACCGGCGGACAAGCCAGCGGACTCCAATCTGACCAGTTAGCCCAGAACCAAGTTCAGCGGTTGGTCAACATGACCCTTTCTCCAAAGGGCAATCTGGAGACTCGGCGCGGGGTAACTAGCTTTAATACGACTGCCACCAGCCAAGAAGGTTCAATTGGCGGGATGGCTTACTACGATACTACTGGTACGGAAGACTTGGTGACTGTGACTCAAGGCAGGCTGTATACAATTGATTCCAACGGCACAGCCGACATCCACCCTGCTGACGAGCTTTGGAGTGTGGTTAATCGAACGTGGAGTACGGAAGCCCAGCAGTGGGCAGATGGTTATGTTGTGGCCTATACCGCCAAAGTCTCCATGGCACAGTTTAACAACAAGATGTTTCTGGCAGATGGCGATGACGATTTACATTTCTTTGATGGCAACATTGTCCAACGGCAGGGCGGTAAGGTAAGGGCAATCACCGTCACAACCGCAGGCTCTGGGTACACCAGCGCGACTGCTATTATTACCGGACCTAACTGGGGCGGGCAATTGCCTACCCTAATTACCACCGTAGCGGGCGGAGCGGTCACGGGAGTGGTGGTAGTAGATGGCGGTTCTGGCTACGGCTACACCCCTACGGTTACAATTATTGGTAACGGCTCTGGGGCAACGGCTACGGCTACAGTCAGCCCACCGCCCCAAGGGTTACAGACAATTATCAATGCTGGTAACAGGTTGTTTGGAGTTGGCACTGGATCAAACCGCAACACACTTTACGCCTCAGACATCTTAGATCCTTCCGTGTGGGACTTAACAAACAGCGTGGTAATTAACGGCGATGATGGCGATGAGATTACTGCAATTGTGCCTTACTTTGAGAACCGCATTATCGTGTTTAAGAGGCGCAGGATATTCCAAGTCACCATCCCGCCGGATATGACTAGCGCGGCTGATTGGACCATATCAATCATCTCCAACAACATTGGGTGCGTGGCTGGGGCTACGGCCATTCAAGTCAACAGCGACATATTCTTCTTGTCTGACGATGGCATTAGATCGCTGGTTCGGTCTGCCTCGGATGACTTTACTTCGGTCGGACTGCCCATATCGGAAGTGGTCAAGGATGTAATCCAAGAAATCAATACCGCAGAAGTTGGAATTTGTACGGCTGCATTTTACGACAACCGCTACCTACTGGCCATCCCCACTGCTGCCAACGACTTTAACGACACTATTCTGGTCTACAACACAATCCTCGGTGCGTTCGAGGGTACCTGGACACCAAAGGTAATGCAGTTTGCTTTGACCAATTTCCAAGACGAAGGGTTGCGGTTAATGATGAAATTGACCACAGGCCAGATCAACAAGTACAGCGGGTACAAGACACCCGCCCAAACCACGTCCGCAGATTATGTGGATTTTGGTATACAATCCAACGGCACAAGTGTTGGCACGTTTGATTATAGCTCGTCTGTCCGCACCCGCGATATGGACTTTAGTGATCCATTTGCACAGAAACATGGCAGCTATTTTGAGGTCATTTTTGACGATTCCTTTTCCAACAGCGCAAACATTGCCATTCAGCGGGACAGCGATGTGGGTGATATTGATGTACAACCCAACCTAAACATCGCCAGCACCGTGCTGGTACTGCCTTTTGTCCTGCCCGCCATCCTGCCCACATCGGTCAAAAAGCGCGTAGCCAGTGATTTGCGTGCGTATGAAAAGTGGAGGCTTCTAAACATCAACGTATTTTCTGAAGCCAACAAGATGGCGATTAGGCAAATTACCGCCGCCGCCAACCCCGATACCATTGAGGTGCAAAAGACGATATGACGGCGGTGGAGTATGTCGAAGCCTCTGGTGTACCAGAATCGCGTTGGCCTAATTTTAGGCAGTGGTTTGATTGGTACGAGCGTAATAACTTGGTTGGGGTGGTTAAGGACAAGCAAGAGGTGGTAGGGGTGGCTGTGGCTAGGGCAGTAGACGGTTCGCAAGAGATTCCCCATTATGTACATAAGCCAGACGCGCCAGATGCTTACGTGGACTTGACTGTAACCTCGATTGATGGTACATCTACACCCCGTAGCCGTTTGGCTATGAAACGCCTGCTGTCGATCCTTTGGGACGAACTTGGCCCCCGCAGGAGCCTAATCTTTAACCGTAACGGAACCAAGAAAGTTTACGACTACATGAATTTTATGCGAAAGGCTATGAGCTAACATGGGTGGCGGACCTTCCATTCCCGCACCCCCGCCCCCGCCCGATCCAGCGGCGGTCGCGCAGGCTAATGCCGAGGCGTATAAGAAGAACATTGAGACTTATATTGAGAAGGCTCCAGCAATGGCTGCGCTTGAGAACAAGCTACGAATCCAATACGTACCCCAGCAACGCTCGCTAGAACGGCAATTATCGGCTCTTGACCAGCAAGCCGGTGTGCAGGCTGGGATGCAGTTAGAGCGGCAGTACGGACCGCAACGCACGCTGGAATCATTGCGTAGGGCGTATGAACAAAGCCCGCAGGCGTATGCCTTGAACCGTGGACTAGGTGATCAGATGACCCGCCAGTTCGAGCGTCTTTACGGAACTAGCCCATACGGATCGGTTGAGTCCAATGTGGCGTTTAACCTCCAGCCAGGGCCAGTAGACTTTTATGGTACGGTTGGAACGAACATCAGCAATCCAGAGTTAAAGGCTTAAGAATGAGAGGCATTGGAAATTCAGCGGCAGAGTTGGCATCAAGGTATCCAACAAGGTACAAGGTTAATGAAGACGGGACAATTTCTACTTATGCATCGCCACGACCAGGAACAGCCGATCTGCGTTATTACAAAAAAAATGCTGGCAATTTTCCGTACACAAACATAGTTGATGCGCAAAACGAAGTCTCAAGAAAACAACAAGCTAGTCTTAAAAATCTCCAAGACACATACGAAAAGCGATTGGCCGAAGTAACCAGCCAAGAAAACACTCGCAACAGTTTAGCCGAACAGATCCGCGCCATAACTGGCGGCGACACGGCTGCTTCTGGCGCAACCGCTGGTCCTGCTGGTCCTGCCTTTAACCAAGCCCTCGCCCAACTTTCCGCTGGCCGTAACTACGGATCGTCTGACCTTGGTACAATGTTAAACTTCCAGGTGTCCGACCAGCAGATTATTGACGATTACAATAACTCTAAATTGTCCCGCCTAAACAGCGTAATCGAGCGAGGCAACACACAGATCGTCGGCATCCAAGAACGGCTCAATGCCGCCAACCAATTGCTTGCCCAGTTCCCCGCTGGCGATGCCCGCAGAGTTGGTGCAGAGGTGCAGATCAAGCAACTCAACGATGACTTGAAAAGCGTAACCAGCGCAGTGACTGAAGCGCAGGATATGCAAAAGAATTTCAAGCCCATTACCGCCGACAGCCCCGAAGCGTTAAAGGAAGTAACTGCGTTCCGCTCGTTTGTGCAACTGCCCGAAGAACGCGCTTCCCAGCAACTCTACCAGATTGATCCCGATGCCTACCGCACCTCGGTTGCTCTTGGCCAACGCTACCGGCAGATGGCGGAAACACCCATTGGCGCGACCACTACGCCGGAGACTGAGCAACTGCGTCAGACCATCGAAGAGGAAGCCATCAACCAGCTTCGCCTTGGATCGACCATTGGCGCAGAGGAACGGCGTGGGTACGAGCAAGCCATCCGTGGCGCACAGACTGCCCGTGGCAATATCTTTGGCCTTGGACCAGCCGTACAGGAAGCCTCGCAGATTGGGGCAGCGGGTGAGCAACGAAAGCTGGCTCGGTACGGCGCAGCCCAAGCCTTCTTAGGTTCAGGCCAAACTACGGGCGATGCGCTCAAAGCTGACCTGGCTTTCCGTGATGCACTCCGGCAGAACAGGCTGGGGGCGGCTGCTGGCTTTATCGCCGGTGGACCTTCGATTGGCAACTTGGCGCAGGCTAGGACGGGT